CGAGCGCGAAGAGCCTCGGCGTCCCGTCGCCATGCCCTCCAATTTGAGCAACGCGCGAAGCGTCGGCTCCCGATCCGGACCGGGCTGGGAAGGCCCGCCGTCCATCAAGGAGATACTTGCCTCTAGGTGAACACCATGGCCGATACGGTCGCCGCTGCTGGGCTACGCAAGCAGCAATGGGAATCGAAGTTCTTTACCGAATACCTCACCGAAAACCGCTACTCCGAGAGCTTCGGCTCCGATGAAAACGCGGTCATCCAAATCAAGGAAGTTCTGAGCAAAGGCAAGGGCGATAGCGTCTCCATCGCCCTCGTCAACCGGCTGACCAACGCGGCGGTCCTCGGATCGAACATGTTGGAAGGCGCCGAGGAAGATATGTCCTCCCGGTCGATGCGGATTTACATCGACAAGAGGCGCAATGCCGTCCGCATCGCCGAAATGGAGGAGTACAAGTCCGCCATCGATCTGAGAGACGCGGCGAGAGCCACGCTCAAGGATTGGGCGATGAAGGACACCGAGACGTTGCTGACGGATGCGCTCGGGTCGATCGACGGGACGGTCTTTGCCTCGGCAAACGCCGCAGCGCGCAACACCTGGAATACGAACAACTTCGACCGGGTGCTGTACGGCCAGGTCAAGAGCAACAACGGCGCAACGGCGGGCTCCGTCACACATGCCAATGCGCTCATCACCCTCGACAACACGAATGACAAGCTGACGCCGACCGCGCTGTCTTTGATGAAGGAACTCGCGGTCACTTGCGATCCGAAAATCACTCCGGTGCGGGTCGAGAAAACCAAGGGCCGGCGCTACTATGTGGTGTACGCGAACTCGCGTTCGTTCCGTGACCTGAAGACCAACTCGGCGATGGTGCAAGCGCAGCGCGAGGTCTCTCTGGAAGTCGAGAACAATCGGCTTTTCGAGGGCGGTGATTTGCTCTGGGACGGAATGATCGTCAAGGAAATCCCGGGCATCGGGTTTACGTCGAACGCCACCATCGAATGCGCGCCGGTCTATCTGTGCGGAGCGCAGGCGCTCGCTATCGTTTACGGCAAGCGCTGGTCGACGACGACAAAAACCTTCGATTACGGGGACAAGTACGGCATTGCAATCGAAGGCATCATGGGCGTCCGCAAAATCATCTTCGGCACGGATGCTTCCGTAGATACGACGACGCCAAAAGATAATGGCGTGGTAACGGGGTGGTTCGCCGCTGTTGCTTCGTCATAAGGAGAGACAACATGGCAACCGCTTTTATCGCTACTCAAGGAGCCGCAACCTTCTCGTCGGTCAAGCCGATCGGCGCGGGGGTGCGCTTCGCCATCTGGGGAAGCTACAACTTCGCGGTGGCGCAAGTCGTCAACGATACGGTGGCGATCTGCAAAATCCCGGCGAACACCTATGTGATCGACGGGTTCCTTCGCGGCCCGGACATCGATACCGGCACGGGTGTGATGGAACTCGACGTCGGATGGGCGGCAAACGGCGTCGATACGCTAAATGCGCAAGGTTTCATCGACTCGGGTGCTCTTAACGGTACGCTGGTTGCGAACGCCTTGCCGGCGGCGGGTATTCGGATTCCCTTCCAGGGCGTCCTTCAATCCGCCGGACCAAAGCTGTTCACGGTCGACACGACGGTTCTCGTGACCGTGAACGTGGCAGCTAACGCGGGCGGCACCGGCCTGGTGCAAGTCTTCCTCGACTGCATAAACGCCTGACAACTGGCCGGCTCCGAAAGGGGCCGGCTTTCCCTTGGGGAGTGACATGGCAAAATTTAAATATCTCGGGCCGGACCCGGTCAGCATTCGCGGCATCGATTTTACGCCCGGCGAGCCGGTCGAGGTCGAGGATGAGGCGAATGTCGCCAAGTTCCGGGCTCTCACGTCGTTCGAGGAAGTCGATGGCGAGGACAGCAACGGCGAGCCGAAAAAGCGCGGGCCGGGCCGGCCGAAACTGAGCGAGGAAGCCAAGACGGCGCGGGCGGCGGAAAAGCAGAAGTACACGCCGATCGCCACGGATGTCGGGCCGCACGACTCTTGGGATGAGGACGATGCCTAGAACCTCGATGGAATTGATCACCAGCGCGCTGGAGACGTTGCAGCGGGTGGGGGCCGGCCAGGACCCGTCCGCCGAAGATGCGCAGCTCGTCCGCGACGTCATTAACCCGCTCTTGGAGGAATTGGCGCAGCAAGGGATCATCTTCGTCGCCGATACGGAAGCGATCCCGGAGCTGATCTTCCTGCCGCTGGCAGACCGCATTGCCGCGCAAGTGGCGCCGAAGTTCGGCCTCGGCGCCGTCGAGCCAACCGTGATCGACAGCCTCAACCGCCGGCTTCGGCTGACCTGGGTGGCAAAGCCGACGTATCAGCCGCAACGTGCAAAATACTTCTGATGAGGATTGGCATGATCCGGATTGCCCTGTTCGACCTCGGCTCCGCGGTCGGCGTTGGATGGAAATGGCGCGGTAAGAAAAGAGCGGTGCGCATCCGCTTGCCGTTCTCTCTTTCGCTGAAGACCTGGGAATATGGCGTCAAACATGGCGGCTGGTTCAAGGCCATTCGCGGCGGCGGTTTTGTCTGATGGAAGTCGTCCCGCTCACCCTTCGCGAGGCCAACGACTTCGTGTCGGACCATCACCGGCATTCCAGGCGCACATCGCGGGACGGGGGCCGGTTTGCGATCGGGGTTACGGTCGATGAAATCCTGATTGGCGTTGCGATCGTTGGGCGGCCGATCTCGCGGATGCTAAATGACGCCACGACGGCCGAAGTCTTGCGCCTGTGCGTCTCACCGGAGGCACCGCGCAACGCTTGTTCGTTCCTCTATGGCCGCTGCTGGCGCATCTGGCAACAAATGGGCGGCAAGCGGATCGTGACCTACACGCTGCAAGCGGAGGGCGGTGCGAGCCTGCGGGGCGCTGGGTGGCGGGTGGCGGGCCAGGTGGCCGGCGAACCATGGCATCGGCCTTCTCGCCCGCGATCGCATCGGGAGATTTATATGGAACCTAAGTTCCGGTGGGAAGCGACGGTCTGATGGCGACCCCGATCGAATTCCCGCAATCGAGCTATCCCAACCATTTCGCCAGCCACCCGGCTGAAAGCCAAGGCCGGCTCCTCAACGTCTACCTTGAGCAAGAAGCGCAGCAAGGCGTCTACAAGCGGGTTCCTGGCACCCGCTTCTTCCGGGATATCGGCGCCAGCGGCCCGCGCGGCTTCATCGAGAGCGACGGCTACGTTTATGGCGCTTACGAAGGCTGCATCAAGCGGATCAGCGCGGACGGGACCGTGACGACCCTGACTGGCACGCTGCCGGGAACGGACCGCGTGACCTGGGCGAAGAACAACCAGCTTGCCACACCGCCGCGCGGTATGGCGGTGGTCGCAAACGGCACCGCCTTTTCGGTCACGCCAACTGCGGTTACGCCCTATCCGGGCCTGCCGGGCGGAACGCCGACGAGCGTCTGCCACCTCGACGGCTATCTCTTCTTCACCTACCTCAACGGGCAAATCTGGGCGACCGGGCTCAACGATCTGACGATCGACGGGGCGTCCTTCACGACGGCCGAGTCAAACCCGGACGGGCTGTTGCGGGGCATCGTCTCGGGCCGGCAGTTGTTCGCCATGGGGCAGGCGTCGATAGAGGTCTATCAGAACGTCGGAGCGAACCCGTTTCCATTGGCGCGCGCGGCCGTTATTCCGGTCGGGCTTATCGGAACGCACGCGGCGGCCGGCGGCAACGAAACGGACGGCTGGGACTCGGCGCCCCTGTTTGTCGCCGCAGACGGAACCGTGAGGCAGTTCGCGGGCTACGATCCGAAGATCGTGTCGACGCGGACGGTCGAGCGCTTTATCTCCTTGCAATCGGACCCGATGCAACTCACCGCCTACGTCTACACCTACTTCGGAAATTCGATCTTCGGCATCCGCGGCAACGGCGGGACGCCGGTCGAACGAACCTGGGAATACAACACGAGCAGCGGGCAGTGGCACGAGCGCCAGTCGCAGGGCCTCTTTACCTGGCGCGGGCATCGCACCATCCGGGCATTCGGCAAGTGGCTCGTCGGCGACTCGGAAACAACGGAATTGCGCTTTATCGACGCCACGGCCCAAGGCGAGCATTTCGACCAATTGCCCTGCCGGATCGAGTCGAAGAACATGAAGAACTTCCCGGATCGTCTCGCCGTCAGCCGCGCCGACTTCATGTTCGCGCAAGGCACGGGCGTCGCCGACGGTCAGGTCCCGATCGGCACTGATCCCGTGACGGAAATCTCGTGGTCCGACGACGGCGGCGGGACGTGGTCGCGGCCGTTGCGGCGGACCCTCGGCAAGCAGGGCGAATTCGGGTGGGATGTGCGCGTGAACCGCACGGGCATGACCACTAAAGCCGGGCGGCGCTGGAGGGTCGACGTTGCCGATCCGGTCGCGTTCGTGTTCCTGGGCGCCACCATGGACGTTGAGCCGAGGCCGACGTGATGGCGAAATCGCCAGTTCCGCCGGAGTTCGACGTCGCGCTGATTGCGGCGCCGACCGGCACCATGACGGCGGTCTGGTGGGAATGGCTCCAGCGCTACATCAAATGGGACGAGGCGTGCTGCGAGGCCGGCGGGGGCGGTGGTACGGAAGGGCCGCCAGGACCCGAGGGACCGATGGGGCCCGCAGGACCCGCAGGACCCGCGGGGGCGACCGGCGCACCCGGCGCAACAGGGCCGGCAGGACCCGCCGGGGCGACCGGCGCAACCGGGCCGAAAGGCGATACGGGTAACACCGGCCCGGCCGGCGCCACGGGATCAACTGGTGCAACCGGACCAACCGGCGCAACGGGGCCGGCTGGTGCGGACGGAACCGGCCTGACGGACGGCGACAAGGGCGATATCGTCGTCTCGGGCGGTGGGTCGTCGTTGATGTTCGACACGTCCGTCGTAACGGCGGCGGCAAAGACCGTGCTGGACGATACAACGGTTGCCGCTATGCGGACGACGCTCGGCGCGGAGCCGACAATCGCTGCGGGTACGGGCACGCAGTATTGGACAGGCACGAAGACGTGGGCCACCCTCGACAAGGCGGCGGTCGGCTTGGGTAACGTTGACAACACGAGTGACGCCTCCAAGCCGGTCTCGACGGCGCAGGCGACGGCGGACAATCTGCGGGTGCTCAAAGCCGGCGACACGATGACGGGCAACCTGATCGCGCCCGTCGTCTATGTGTCGACGGCCGCTTTTGCTGTCGCACATAGCTCGGCGACCGAAACGCTCATGAACGTTGCCGGCATATCCTTCGGCAACATCGGGATGTGCATCGAGCACGGCACCAACCCGATCTTCCTCAACAAGATCGGCGCCAACGGAACGGCGGTCGGCTTCTATCAAAGCGGCACGGGGACGGGTTCGATCACGGTCGCGAACGCCACGTCGACAGCTTACAACACAACCTCGGACGGGCGCCTGAAGGAAGACCGGCAACCGTTCGATGCCGGACCGATCCTCGATGCCCTTGAGGTCCACGATTTCAAGTGGACGACCGCCGATGCACGCGGATACGGCGTCATCGCCCAAGATGCCATCGCGGTGTTTCCTGACGCGATCGTTCATGACGAGACGTTCGATACCTGGGGCGCGGATTACTCGAAATTCGTGCCTCTTTTGCTGCAAGAGGTGAAGGCGCTGCGGGCGCGTCTCGCCGCATTGGAAACGCGAGCTTGAGCCATGGCCCTCGATTACGCTGCCTCTGACGCGTTGATGAACGATGCGACCTTTAAGGGCCGGGTGAAATGCGCCTGCCTGAAGTTCGCCGATTACATTCTCGGCGAGGCTCCGAACGTGCCTGCGCACAACACCCGGGTGAAATGGGCGAACAATACCGTGACCTCGCCCGATGCGGCTGCAACGCGCACGACGCCTACCGTTGTCATGGATGCCGCCGTGCAAGACGCGGGGGCCACCATCACCGACGCGGCGTTGCAGACTGCTGTTGAAACCGCCATCAATAAGCTCTTGTGAGGCCGGTGATATGGGCATCTTAGATGTTTTCGGCGGCGAGAAGGGCCGCGATACCTCCATCTGGAGCGCCGGCAACACGCAGGCGGGCGCCAACCGGCAACGCAGCTATCTCGGCACGGGCGCGACGCAAAGCCTCGCGGCGCTCGGCAGGGGCTACAACCAGGGCCGCAAGGACGTCACGGGGCAGTATGCGCCGGGGCTGCGCCATCTCAACGATGCCCGGATTTCGTCGCTTGCCGCGATAAACCGCAACCCGGACATCATTCGCCAGTACGGTGCCAACGCCGATAGCTATTACGCGCCGCTCGGCGAGGAGGCCAACCGCGGCTTCTCGACCTATGGCGATGCGGCCGGCATCAACGGCGGCGCCGGACAGGATCGGGCGCGGGCGAACTTCCGGGCGGGTCCGGGCTACGAGTTCATGCTCGGGCAGGGCATCAATGCGGCGACGCGCGCCGCCAATGCCGCCGGCATGACGGCAAGCGGCAACACCATGCAGGCGGCCCAGAAATTAGGTTCCGGCCTCGCCGACCAGCAATGGGACGATTACATGGCGCACCTGGCGCCATACTTGAACTTGGCGCCACAGATTGCGGCTAAGCGCGCCGACATTCAAACCGGCATGTCGGACGATCTCACCGCCAACAATACGGCGCTCGCCGGCCTCTACACCGGCTACGGCAAGGACGCGGCGGCGCTGCGGATGGGCCAGGGCAACACGCTCGCCTCGCTCGCGACCGGCTACGGCAGCAACCAGTCCAACATCTACACGGGCCTCGGCACGAACCTGTCGAACGTCACGGGCGCCGAAACGGCGGCGATCACGGGCCAGGGCCAGGCCGGAATGCTGGCCGGGCAGCAAGGCAATGCCAACGCGCTCAACTTCGGTATGCAAGCCGCGAACCTCGCCGCGGGTCAGGCGCCGAAGATCATCAAGGCGTTCGCCTAAAGGGGACGATCGATGGCTCTGAATTTCGGCGCGCCTGCGATTGACTTTTCGCCGCTCGGTAAACTCGGCGAGACCTATGACAAGGGCGTTCGCGCGCAGCGCGAAGCGGACATGAACGCGGCCCGGCAGTCGGCGCTTGCGACCTTCGGCCAAGGTGGCGATCTCGCGGCGCTCGGCAAGACGCTTTTGACGGCCGGCGACCTTGAGGGCGGCATGATGGCGTTGCGCCTGCAAGCGGCAAACGAAGGCACGCCCTATCAGCGCGGTCGGAACGCGGTCGAGGACCAGCGCGCGGCGGACGCGGCGGCGGAAACAAAGCGCGAGCATGATCGGGCGGAAGAGTATCGCAAGCGAACGGAAGAGCGCACGACACGGCCGGAGCGCGTGACGGGCAAGGACGAATTCGGCGACCCGAAATATGGCGACCGTGATCCGGTGACGGGTGCCATCAAGTGGGACGACGGCACGACATCGGGCGGCGGTACTGGCCCGCGCTCCGGCGGTGCCGACGATCCGAACCTGCCGCAACCGAACGCCGCCACGGCGCAACTGGCGCTGTCACCGCAGACGTCGACCGATCCGGGCTACGTCATCCCGAAGACGCTGCAAGGCTTCCCGGTCGGCACGGAACTGCCACCCGGCGGCCTCGCGGCTCTGGCGCCTCCTGCGGCGACGGGTGGCGCTGCGGTCGCGGCGGCTCCTGCGGCGGCGCCGCTCGCGCCTCCGGCGGCTACGGGCGGTGCGGCCGTTGCGCAGTCTCCGGCAGCGGCGGGCGTGCCAGGGGCGGCCGGCGGGGCTGTGCCGGCGCCTCCGGTGACGGCGACGCAAATCTCGCAAGGCACAACGAACATCCCGCCGATGACGCCGAAAGAGATGATCGACGAAGCGCATCGGCTCGGCGTCTCGCCGGGGCAATACCGCGCAGCGCGGGCGGCGGCGATCCAGAAAGAGCTAACCTCGAAGGCCGGCGGCGGCGTCGATGCCGAAAAGGCGTTGCCGGGCGAGGCGGCGGGACGGCTCGGCATCGCAGAGCAATACTTGGCAAACGCTCCGAAAATCCGCGAGGAGATCGCACGCGGCGACCAAACGGGCCTCTCCT